TAATACTGCTATGTTTGCAGATGCTAAACTTGTTGCACCTGTACCACCTTTGGCTACAGGTACAGTTGGTAAACTATCAGAACCAATTGCACCACCTAAAGAATCTAAAGACACTTCAACAATATTTGTTCCATCTGAATAAGCAAAATAAATTTTTGCTTGATCTGGAGAAAAGCCTGTTCCACTTGCTGTTTTAATTGTAAGATTTGTTGGGTTTGTTACAGCACTACAGTCAAATATATACATTTTTTCTATGCTGTTTGGTACTGTTAAAACTGTAGCTCCAGATAAAGTTACTGTAGCTATTTTTATAACCATATTTCTAGCATTAGAGATTGCACCGTCTGACATAGCTAGAGCAACTGTAGCTCCATCACCAACTGTTACTTGTTCAAAACCACCTATTGCTTGTTGTACTAAATTTAAATTTGTATTTGTTTTATCACCCCATGTACCAGCGTTTTCACCAGTCGCCATGAGTTCTAATTTAAGATCTGATGAGTATGTAGATGCCATATTTTTATTCCTTTATGCTGCTGTTGTAATCTCAGTCCAAGTTATCGGTGTGCCAGTATCTATTTCTGACCACACCACTATTATAGGTCCAGAAGTTGAAGCAGTCAACACTACCCCAGTAACATTATCTATAATTCCTTCACCTGTAACTTCGGTAGGAGTACCAGCAGATGATGTTGCCACAACACCAGTGACAGAGTAAATAGACTCTGGAACGATTGATCCTACAGAGAACGTTGAAGCTACTCCAGTAACTGAAGTAGAACCTGTTATAGTAAAAGTAACTGTGCCAATAGAAGATGTTAAGGTAGAGTTGGCAACTGGCACTTCTATTTTAGGTGCAACTATTACAGAACCTACTGCTGATGTTGCAGATACACCTGTTACTACTGCACCGAAAGTTATTTCTACAGTGGAAGTACCTATTGAACTAGTTAATCCTAATCCAGTTTGTGTAATTAAAATATCTGTTGATACGCCTGCTACAGCTCCTACTGTGCTTGTAACTGATACACCAGTAACTGATATATTACAATCGCCTGTTATTGTAGAAGTGCCAACAGAAGAGTTAATACTTAATCCACCAGGTATTACACCATATACTACACCCCAGGCTTGGTTACCCCAACTTAATCTTCCCCAACCTCTTTCATTAAATTCTTCTGAATCACCTAATGAAATAGTTGCTGATAGTCCTGAAAGCGTAACGACTGGATCAAAACTTTCGCCCCATGGTTCTTCGCCCCAGACATCACGACCCCAGCCTGTGTTTGATCCCGATACTACTTCACCTATAGAAAAAGTTGCAGATACACCAGTTAATGAAACTAATTCATCAGTAGCTTGGCCCCATGAACCACCAGTATTCCAAAGATCAGCACCCCAACCACTTGTTATAGCGTCAGTTGTCCCCCAACGTCCGGTGCTCCAGGTTGTGCCTGACTCGTTCCAAGAATTAGCCATAAGGAGCTCCTCCTTATGCTATACGGATTATTGCGTTAGATGCGTCTGCTGCAGGAAATTGAATTGTAAAAGTTCCGGAAGAAACTGTTTTGTCTCCACCAAAAGCTATAACAGCTACGGCTTTATCTGATTGAGTATCGTTGTATATTAATGCACCATTTGCAGTGAAAGATGCTGAAGTATAACTAACATCTGAAAAATCACAAACCGCAGTTGATGAATCCAGAGTTGGAGTAACACTTGTTAATGTTGCACCACCTGCTGTGTATGCAGTTCCTGATGAATTTGTAATTTCGTTTGAAGTTGAATAAGCTGTTGTGCTTGCACCTAAAGATGCATCACTTGTAAATAAAGCTATTTTAAAAGTGTTACCACTTGTTGCTGTAAAATTGTGTGTGCCGACTAAAATTTCTTGTTTAAAACTATTACATATTGCCGATGTTATTGCCATAATTTAATCTCCTACGGGTTTGCTGAGGTTA